CTGTCAACCCATTTGATATGTGGGAAGGTGCAGACTTTACAATTAAGATTCGTAAGGTTGAAGGATATCCTAACTACGATGCATCTAGTTTCAAGTCGCCTGCTGCGTTGGGTGAAGAAGCTAAGATGGAAGAGATCTATGATAAGCAATATGACTTATCTGAGTTTACTGATCCAAAGAACTACAAGACATATGATGAGCTGAAGTCTCGTAGCTCTTGTATTGGGTGAGTCAGCTCCTCGTACAGTCAAGCAAGAGGTTGCATTGGATGATGAGATTCCATATGGCAACTTCAAGGAAGCTGCACCAGCTGCTGCTCCAACAGAAGCTCCAGCTCCGGTTGCTGCTACTGCAGAGGCTGCGTCTGACGATGATGATACTATGAGTTACTTTGCTGCTCTTGCAAAGGATGATTAGTAGACACCGAGGCCTGCTCCGCCACCACCGGTACCAGGAATGACTCGAAATGTGTCTCCTGCTTCAAGAGGGGCTGCTTGAAAGTTAGTGGTCCCTCCCACATATGTGTTTCCACTGTTGCTAGTAGAATTAGTTGCAAAAATTTGATTACCGAATGCACCTTTTAGATTTTGATTGTCTTGGAAAAACAACTTTAGTAGATCAGCATTACCACGCTTTTCAATATCCCTGATAATCTCGTTGAGATCTTCTGCTGCGTCGCGTCTACGTTTGTTAAGTGCCTTTGCCCCCAACTTGGTCAATGTTCCAGATGCTTCATCAAAATACATGTTATTAGGATTTGCTAGAAACCCCTCTTTAGTTCGTCTCATACTGAAAGTATTGGTTTCGGGGTCATAACTTTGCGGGAAACCTGATGCCATTCTAGCTGCAGCATCCCTTAGTTTAGCCAAGTTTTTATCACTAATCTGACGAGTTAATGAACCACCTGTTGCCACGTCAACTGGCATCTCTGGTATTTGACTATTCCTGTAGGCCTGTTGTCTTTTTTCAACAGCTGTTCTAAACCAGTCAGGCATGATACTAAAAAACTTACTCTTTAGTTCTTCAAACGATGGCATGAAATCAAACAAGGCTTTGAACGCACCTACTATGTCATCATAGGCAGCTGAAAATATTTTTTTAAGTCTGCTTTCACCATCCTCTAATGGACCAAAGTAATCCATAAAGGATTTCTTGATACCATTCCAAATGGGATCTACCATATCAGTTAGACTAAATTTATCAAGTATTTCTGCTACTTTCTCAAGTCCCATAAGTCTTAAAAGAGCTTTGGGAATTTCAAGGAATAGAAATTCAAAAGCTCCTGTGATACCTTTTACAACTCCTAATATTCCACCTTCAAGTCCAGCCAATAATTTCTGACCCGTAGTTAATTTACGTACACGTCCAAACCTATCTACCTCTTCTTCCACTCCTGTGAAACCTTTATAGAACCCAACAACAAAGTCAATCAATGTTAAGAATGGAGTCAAAGGTAGTAGTAAAAACTTTGCAGCTTTTAACACAGGTCCTCCAATAGTATCTAAAAAAGTACCCAAGCCTTTCAACATTCCAAATAAACCTCCACCACTAGGCTTAAATTTACCAAGACCTTCTGTTATACTATCTAAAGTTTTAGTAAGTCCTTCAGGCATCTTTAGTGTAAATTTTTCAGGTAATTTAAAATCCTTAAAATCAATCTTTAGAGCTTTTTTAACACTTTTGAGTCCATCTTTGATACTTTTTAATCCATCTGGTATCTTTAGAGCTTTGATAGCATCATCAAATCCTACTAGAGAAGCTGCAATAGCTGCTACAGCTGGTAAGATAAATCTAGAAGCTGGAAAGAAACCTATGAACGGGTTTTTTAACTTATCACTTCCTCCTTTACCTTTATTACCTTGAGTAGCTTGAGCAGTCACTTTCTTAGCTTCTAATCTAGCTTCTGCTTCGTCAAGCCGCTTTGCTTTTTCCATATCAAGTTGAGCCTGCATGACGTCTACTACTGATTTCACAGCAGTTGTAGTATCGTCTTGAGCGTCTTTGAGTTTTGCGATCTCTTCTGTTACAGATTTTAAAGCCATAGCCTACCTTCTTGCCATTTGACGGTTTTGTTCCTCTTGGCGTTCTTTTTCTTCTTTTAAATGATCTATCAACATACTTAGATAGATTTCCCTCTCCCAAGGCATCATCATGTCAATTTCTGATAACGAATAATGATGATGCTGCATCAACTGAAAGTTAGTCTTGTAATAATTGACTAAGCTATCATGGGAGAGGCATATTAGAAAAAATTGTTTATACCCGCGAGAATCCTTTCTTCTTTGTGTCCACATTGTGTACAATGTAGATCCACTTTATGTTCTAGTCTTGGCATCTGTTCAATCCATTCTCTCAGATAACCAAATTGTTCAGTTGTAAGTTGATCAATGAATGCTTGAATCTCTTCTTCTGATTCATCTTTCAAGTTAATGTTTTCTTCTGGTGTTTGGACATACTCAATACATTTAGAAATCATTTTAAAAGTTTCACCAATGTCTTCTACGTCCATATCCATTTCTAAAAGTTCTGTGTATGTCGGCCATTTCAACTGTAATGTAATATCATCTGTAAGTTTAACTGTATTTGATAAGTCTTCTGGCACATCTACATTTATTTCAGAAAGTGGAATTGTTAACTCTATTGGACTTTCACACTTATCACATGGTACATGTACTTGACTTGTTTCACCAACCGACTTAGATCTAATTTGTGTAAACAAGTATTCTACATCAAAGGTAGTTAACTTTCTTGTGTCTAGATCATCATGCACACAAGCATCTATTGTATCAACAATAGCTGAAAGAGCCTTTTTAGTTTCTTGAGCCTCCATTGCCATCATTAATACTTTTTCTTCTTTTACTAAGTAAGGTCTAAACCTAACTTTAGTTTTCATTGAAGGAACAACAACCTCATACTTGGGGCTGTCGTTCAGTTTTGGTAAAGCCATTTTATACTGTTCTCCATTTTCTAAAAGATAATTGCACGTTCAATTCAATCATGCCGTTCTGTTCATTATTTAGGTCAATTGCTTGCATAGTGGTTGGAAATGCATCCAACAGTTGACATTGGTACACTGTGCTTGAGCTTTTCAAAAGTGATTGTGGGAAATCATTATTAGGTAAGAGTACATTAAACAAAGAACTTACTGTCTGAAAAGTTTTAGTGATGGGAGGAAATTGTTTATCTCTTCTCAACACTTTGATAGTAACATCTCTAACATACTCATTGTAATAGTTAAGACTTTCAGTAGTAGTATCGTAAGCTAAACTTTGCCATCTTTCAAAGAATGTTTTTATCTTGAAATCATTCATAACATGAAAAGATAAAGCTATGTCTTCATTATCCAATGCTCCATAGGCCTGCTTGATAGGTTTGGGACCCACAGTTCTTTCACTTGTTAATATTTGTCTACCTGGTAATTGTGCACTCTTACATAAAAGATTGATTGTATTCATACTGATTGTATCAAAAGGAAATGTTGGTATCTCAACCACAAACATATTGGATTGAGCAAAACCATCTCCAGCTGATACTGCACTTTTAAAACGATCTATTTCAATTACCATTATACCATTTCCCTTGAATCTTTCCAAACTTGGTTTTGACTCTTCTTCTCAAATTCTGCCATTGGAAGAAAAGTCGCAATCTCCCACTCAGGTGGTGGTACATAAGCAAACCTACTTCTAACATTGCTAGAAAGGTATCGTTTCAAACAAGGTTTAAAAAATCTTAACTTAGAAGATTTTTGTAACATACTATACGTTGCTTGAAACTTTGTTGTTTCATCATATGCTTTATTATTAGTTATATCAATCAAACCATCTAAGAACTTAGCTCTTAATGTTGGTTGTAAGTAATGAAGATTCAATCCATAGAATCCTCCTGGAGCTCTTGATACAATTATACTCAAAGGAAATCTATCATAATAAGGTAATGTATCTTTTGTCTTAGGATCATAATAGTACATAAACATACTACCAATAACCTGTCTGTTACGTAACTCAATAGGTTCACTATTCATAATCTTTTTACTATTGACAGACTGCATTGATCCTGCTTTCTTTCGAAACCAAGCTATCGACTCTTTTGTTCTTGGAGTTATACCAGCACGAAATGCTTCTAACTCTAGATTTTGAAATAGATTTGCCATATGCCTATTTATACTTTTTTCTTAGTTTTCTTTTTACGGATAGGTGTAAGAGGTTTTAACTTTCCAAGTGGTTGAAGTTTAGGAAGTATACCCATTTTTTGTAAAGTTTTTTCAGTCCATATCTGAAATTCATATCCATTATCTTTAGCATAATTTTCTGCAGCTTTCCATTTGTTTTGATTCTTTACATATGTCATAGCTTCGCCAATGTATCGCTTAGACTTATCTGGACGCTTGGGAGGTTTTGTTTCTTTGTCTGGTTTTATTTCTACAAGTATTGTTTTGCCATTTTTAAAAGTTATTTTTAAATCCATAAAGTATCTGTGGTATCTTTTATCTACATCCCAGAAGTAAGGAATGACAGTTTCTTCTGAAGACCAAGACACAACATCTGTATTCATATCACACCATTTGAAAGCACCTAGTTCCCAAAGTGATCTGTATACCACTTTAGTATGGTCTCCTTTATATTTCTTTGGTTTAGAGACCTTATACTTTCCTGAATAAGCCATATAAATACTCGTAACTGTTTTTGATATTTATTGGAAAATAACTATGCGCTTAACAACACCACAAAAATTAAAATTCCCTTACGAGGATCAGAACCAATACCAAGGTAAAATAAAATTTACTTTATATGAAAACATTGCTCCTAGAGTATCTAGTAAATCTAACTTACATAAACAAAATCAGAACAGTTCTGATAACATAGGTGAGCAAAATAGTTTTTTAGATACATTAGGTACTGCATATGAAGCTGTGGCAGGTAGTACTTTTGCAGGTGGTGGCAATTCTGCAAACACTAATAAAACAGTAACTATGTATATGCCTGCTGGTGTACAGATAACTGATGCAGTTCAATTTGATAATGCTAATCTGGGTATGAAAGGTGCTTCAGTAGAAGCTGGGTTACGTGGAGGAGAATTTTCAGCAGCTGGTGCTGCTGCAAGGATGATGAATCCTATTGGTGAGATAAATGCAGTGAGAAATGCAATTGCTGGAGACGCAAGTGGAGGATTAACAAGAACATTAGCAGCTGCTGCAGCTCAAAAATTTGGAGGGGAAGCAACAAATGCAGTTGTAAGAAGTGGATTGCAAGTTGCTGTGAATCCTAACACTCGTTCTGTCTTCCAAGGTGTACCACTTAGAGAGTTTAACTTTACTTTTAAAATGTTACCGTTGAGCCATGATGAGAACATGGAGATTCATAAAATAATAAAATTCTTTAGATCAGAATTGTATCCTGAGTCAATAGGTGCAGGAGCAGTTTCTGTAGGTTATGAATTTCCCAATCAGTTTTTGATTCATTCATCTTACAAAAATAAACAAAGAGGTCCTCAATTTCTACCTTGTTATCTAAGATCAATAAGTACATCTTATAATGCTACTAGTGCTTCGTTTTATTCTGATGGTTTATTTTCAGAAGTTGATCTATCTCTTACATTTGTTGAAGTAAGAGCTATGACCAAAGCTGATGTACAACGAGGAATAACAGCTACAGGTCGAACTAGATATGAAAGTTGGGATGATTTCATAAATGGTGGTATTGAAAATATTGTCGAAGACTTTATAGAAGGTCAAGTCAGTAACTTAGTAAATAGGATATTTAACTAATGGCATATTTTAAATCTTTCCCTGACACAACCTATTCATTTGGCAATAGTGAAAAATTTGTTGCCTTTCCTGACTTAACAGCCTATGTTGATATGGTGGATAGATTAAAGGATAACCTTGCCTTTTATTCTGAATACTTTATACAAGAAGGTGATAGACCAGATCAAATTTCTCAATTCTTATATAACTCGCCAGATTATTATTGGATCTTTTATCTTATGAATGATCATATCCGTGAACAAGGTTGGCCTTTAACAGAAAGACAATTGAAGTTAAAAAGTAAAAAAATGTTTCCTAATACTACATTGACTACAAGTAACCAGCTCACTGGAATACTAAAAGTTGGTACTCAAATAAATGGTTTAGGATCTGGTTCTACAGGAACAATCGTT